CGTGTGAACCAACCGCTTTGATTTGCGTCCAAAACAGTGCTTCATATCCGGCAAGATCAAGATCGGCATCTTCAGCAAGCGGAACTTCACCGTCATCAGCGGTTGCAACACCAATCCAAAGCGTTGCCGCCGCGTTTGTGTTTGCGAATGCCAGGGCCGGTTGAACGCCCATTGTCAAAAGGGTTGGTGTCATGGTTAGAAATCGTTTCATTGCCTTATTCCTTTTCAGTTATGGGCGAAAACTACGGTAAGCCATTGATACAGGGTAAAGCGTTTCTTTGCCAGCCTCAATATCACTCAATAATTTAGGTTCTTCATATATGTTCAGCGCGAAAACGTCAAACCCAACATCATTTAACCAAGCTTGATCATTATCCCAAAGTTGCCCATTATCCCAAGTTGATGTTGTGAAATATAAAAGCTTTCTTTGTTTTGTAAAATATGAAGAAACGCTTTCAATTACATTCAAAGGTTCATAAATTCCTTTGTCATTATTAGGCCAATGAAAAATTAAACGAAAAATTCCCTGATACAGTTTTTCAGAACCCCAAAATAAACCATCTGGATTGTTTGGAATAAAAACAATTTCAACATATTGTTGATCTTTTGGCGGTTTGAATGTTCGCCCTTTGAACTTGATCGGCAATGTTGGTGTGTTGCTATCTGCAACAGCTTCTTTAACCGCGTCTTGAAAAGTTCTAATTACCAGTTCATTAGACATTTATTTAACCCTTGATTTTATTTGCTTTGTTACTTTGTCAACAATCGCGGGCCAATTTTGAACGGCTGTTTCAAGAAAACCATCATACGCTTCACGATATTTCGCATAATTCGCCGTCCAACCAAAGAACGCCGCGCCACCTAGTTTCAATTTCGCAAGTGTTGTGATCACGGTTGTTTGTTGCCAACTGTATTGTTCTTGATCGGCATCCGAGCGAACAGGGCCGGTTGGCATTCCGTTCAATGACATTTGACCAGACGCCCGCAAAAAACCAGTATCAACCCGCATCTTTCCACCTTTCGCAACTGGTGTTTGTGCTTGGTCAACAAGTTCTTGCGTTGATTGCCGCGCAAGTGCAATCAATCTTTTTTCAGTTTTTAAAACTATTTCATCAACTCGCGCTGAAAATTTCTTGACCATGTTGTGAAATTCCATCTTGTTTTTGCGTTGGTCATCTGTTAAGAATTTTTTGAACTATAACACATCATAAGGATTTGAAAAGTAAAATGATGATTGCAAGACTTCAACAATCAACAAGGGTTCTTGGTAAATCGCAAGGTTATTTAGGATTACCGGTGCGCGATGTTATTTATCCAGATGGAACGCCTGGAATGCAAACATGTTGGACGCCAACACCAGATGAACTTGAAAAATTAGCAAAAGGTGCAAACATAATTGTTGAACTTTTGGGAAACATTCAAGACGTTGATGGTAGATCACACCCACCAATTAAACTTTCAGTTGGTAAAATTCCAGAATAAAGGAAAAGTAAAATGCATGATGCAAAACTTATATGGGTAACACCGGACGCTGAAGAACTTCTTTGTTACATCGCCCGCGTTTCCAACCCTGAAAACCAACACAAAGAACCAGGAACATTGATTTCATATTTGATCAAAAATAAACATTGGTCGCCGTTTGAAATGGTTAGCATGTGCGTTGAAATAAACACAACGCGAACTATCGGGCGGCAATGGTTGCGCCACAACCCGCGCCCGCAAGAATTTTCACAACGCTATGAAGAACCTGGAAAGCTTGGAAACTTTGTTTTCACTGAAGCGCGGTTGCAGGATGAAACAAACCGTCAAGCATCAAATCAAACCGATGATCAAGAACTTATCGGTTGGTGGAATGATGTTCAAACCGAAATTTCAGAACTTGTTTCATTGCGGTATAAAGAAGCAATGAAACGAAAGCTTGCAAAAGAACTTGCGCGCAATATTTTACCTGAAGGCATGACGCCAACAAAAATGTATTTCAACGGTAATTTGCGTGATTGGCTTTTTGCAATTGATCTTAGGGCAGGGCATGGAACGCAACTTGAAGCAACTGAAGTTGCAAAAAGCTTGCATGAACTTTCAGCGCAAAACTTTCCTTTGACACATTCGGTTTTCTTTAATCAAGATCAGAAAGCCAATCAACAATAGTGCGAACGCGACAACGGCACTTGATTGTTTCTTTTGCCAAGTCTTTTGCATTGTTTGCACCCGCAAGTGATCGGTCTTGTGGGTGCATCATTGTAACACCGTTTGGAAAAACAAACGCTTCATCCAAACCCACAATTGTTCCATCCATCGCCAAATGACTTGGACGGGTTCGCCCATCAGGGCCGGAACTATCCCAAGCGCGCGTAACTCCATTTTTACCCATTGCACCCAATTCTTGCGCCTGTTTCAACGCTTCATATTCAGAACGGTTCAACGCTTCAATTGCACCATCGCGCGCAATCGTTTCACCGCGCAATTGCAAAAGATTGTTTTTATATTGACCGGTCATTTTATTGATGGTTTCAGCATCAACTTTTCCACCATCAAACATTTCTTGAATAATGTCATCAAACCTGGTTGCGCGGCGCGTTCTGGTGAAATAATTCGGATCAAGGTTTTCAAGATCGCGCCGCATCGCTGCAACCGCGCGTTCTTGTGATGAATTCAAACCAACAATTCCACCTTCACGCAAACCGGTTTTTCTGTTCACCCGTCCAACAATATCAAGCGCAATATTTCGCGGGTTGCGACCATCCCGAACACCTTCAGAAATCACATTACGAACTGAAACGCGGGTTCCTTCACCGATGTTTGTGACCATGCTTGCAGACGTTTCACGCAACCATTTTTCCGCGCGGCTGTTCCGAACATCAAAGCGGTAAACGGTTGGTCCTGAAGGTGTCACCAGGCGGCGCGGAAACGTTTGACCCACGGTCACACCGCCCGCTTCAAAGGCGCGTTCCAGGCTTGCGGTGAACGGGCGCATAGCGGCTTCAGAATACCCCAACACCTTAAAGGCGCGTTCCGCATCACCTAGTTCAATCGCCCGCACAACATCGCGCAAAATCGCCCGATCAACAACATCAGCAATTCCAGCCCTGAAGGCATTGGCGATTTCTGGAATGAAACGTTCAACCAATTCTTCAAACAGTTGTTCAAACGATTTTTTACGGGCCATGAATTAATTCCTTACAATGAAAACAAACGCAACAGTTGTTCCGGCTGAAGGTTTTGGTAAAATTTGAACAATTTTATAACGTTCGTCATCAACTTCAATGAAACCGTTCATGCTTGGCGTGAGTGATACAACCGCGCCCGCTTCATTTGTTGCCGGAACAGATGCGGTAACTTGAAGATCACCGGCAACAGCAAGACCATTTTGGACGTATTTAAATTTAACACCGCGCGCCGCCGCGTCTAACGTGAAAAATGTTTCAGTTGGATCACCAGGTTCATCATCAGGGCCGGTTCCTGGTGTAATGTCAACATACTTTATAACACCTTGTTTAAATTCTTTAAGAATGTTTGCGGCAACCGCTTGCATATCATCGTAAAAAGACATTTTCTTTCCTTTTCTTCATTTTGACGGTTGACCGCATGTTTCACAACAGGTATCACGGTTCTATCGAAAACGTAACCCTGAAAACCAACTTTGAAAAGGAAAAGAACAATGGCAAAAGCACCCGAAGCACCCAAAGCACCGCCCGTTGCACCCGCCGCGCCCGTTGCACCCGCCGCGCCCGTTGCCGCGAAAGCCGAAACAACCAAGCGCATTGCGCCCGAACTGACAACCATCACCAGTGATGTTGAAATGCCGAAAAAAGTCAGCAAGCGCGGTTCCAAATCGCTTTACCCGTTTGAAAAGCTTGAAGTTAGTCAATCGTTTGGTGTCACCAACAAAACCGCCGCTGGCATGGCTTCCATCATTTCCAACCAGAACCGCAAGCATCGCGCCGAAAAGCAAGATGAAAACGGCAACACTGTTTTTGAAATGAAAGACCTGAAAGGTGCTGATGGAACTGTTACGCAGGTTCCAACTGACAAGCCGGTGATTGAAGTTGCCAAGCATTTCTTTGCTTCCAATTGTGACCCGAAAAAAGACCCTGATGGTGCATCTGTTCGCGTGTTCCGCGACAAATAAGAATGAACTAGGTTCGGGCGGTTCTTCCCCCGATCAACCTGAACTGTTCATGTGACCGCCCGCAACTTAATTGATGCGGGCGGTTTTCTTATGTGCGAACTGATGAACCGGTTAGATTTCCAGATGAACCTTTTGCAGACAGCAAACCCGAAAGAATTTCAGCAACAGTTTTGAATTGCGTTTGAATTTCTGAAGCTGAACCGAATTTTGCGAACTTTGCAGAAACCGCACCATCAACCGAAACAGTATCATAAACGCTTGGCGTGTAATCAATCGAAAGAACACCAGGTGAATTCAAATGCCGCAAGGCGATTTCATAAACTGCATTTTCAATTTCACGCGGAATTTGATCATCTTCAATCAAATAACCATAATAATCAACATGACCACGGCGCGGCCATTCGCGCAACTGTTCGCGTTCGGCTGTTTTCCATCCCTGGAACTGTGATCGGTAACGCGCATCAATCCATTCGGACGCCACCAAAAGCGCAACTTCAATTTCAGCATCAGTATCAACATCAGCCGGAACCGTGTTGTCACGCGCGGCATGATAAGCGGTGAACGCTGTTGCCGTTCCGTAAAAATCAGGCATTTCATCAATCCTTGTTTGTTTGGATCAGATTACAGGTGTTGAAATTATTTTGCAAATAGTTCTTGACCATTTGAATGTTCATCGCTATGTTCATCTTAACAACAACGCAAACATGATCGGAACAGACAATGAAAAGAACAGTTTCACAATCGGTTTTTGACAATAAAGATAATTTGAAAGCTTCAAAATTAGGTCATCAAGATGCGGTGAAGGAATTGGAAAACACACCGGTTCACATGCTTGATCCTGCAAATCCGAACCATCCTTTGAATGATGGAATTTTCGGATATGAAACAAAAGAATTTCTTAACAAACAATATTGAACAAACAAAAACCGCCCGCAACAACGCAAACAAGGAATAAAAAATGACATTTTGTGAAGTGATTAAAAAACATTTTGATGGTGATTCAATGGTGTCTTTTATTAGAAAATCAGAACCGCACATTCACTATGATTTTGACGCCGCTGAAGGTTTGCATTTTTGGTCTATGAACCATGAAACCGATGAACTTGAAGAACATAGTTTCAACGCTGAACAAATCGTTGCAACAGATTGGGAAATTTAAACAAAAACCGCCCGCAACAATCAAGCGCGGGCGGTTCAATCAATTCAGAAAATCAGGCGGTTGTGTTCAACGCCATGATTGCCGACCAAGCATCAGCTTCAGAACCATAACCTTTTTCTTCAATACCTTCAGCGGAAATTTTCTTTCCATCTTCACCGACAATGAAGTGTTTGCGACCCTCTTTTGAAACCAGCATTTTCACCGGTTCAGCGGGTTCACCGGCTGGTTCGGTTGTGGGTTCACCGGCTGTTTCTTCAGCGGGTTCAACACCATCAACAGTTTCATGAACTTCAGGGTCATAATCAGTTGCATTGATCAGAACAGGGCCATTTTCTGTTTGAATGGCAATGGTTGGAAGTTTGGAATTCATGGGGTTTCCTTCATGAAAA